ATGCAGTAAAAACGGTAGCGGTTACGGTGTGGAATGGAATCAAAACCGCAATCAGCACGGTCGTTGACGGCATTAAAAGCAAGGTGTCTTCCGTATTTGAGGCTTTGAAGAATACACTTTCTTCTGTTTTTAATGGAATCAAATCGACAGCGGTATCTGTTTGGAACGGGATCAAGAGTGCAATCGTTACACCGATTGAGGCAGCACGGGATACTATTAAAGGAATCGTGAACAAGATCACGGGTTTCTTTAATAACATGCATTTGTCGCTTCCGCATATCAAGTTACCGCATTTCAGTATCAGTGGGAAATTGTCACTTGCTCCGCCAAGTGTACCGCATCTGAATATCGATTGGTACAAGGAAGGCGGTATCATGACAGGGCCGACCATCTTTGGCATGAACGGGTCGAGTCTTATGGCAGGAGGGGAAGCCGGAAAAGAAGCGGTTCTTCCACTGAAAGGCTTTTATGAACAGCTGGAAAATATCCTGACAAACAGGCTGAATACTTCGGCAATGGAGCAGTATCTGGCTGTGATAGCAGAAAACAGCGGAAAGGGCATCTATCTGGATGACGGAACGCTGATAGGAAAACTGGCACCTGGGATCAATCAGAAACTGGGCATGCAGAAATTTAAAGCAGAAAGGGGCATGGTCTGATGAGCGAATATACAACCGCAGGATTTGGGGCAACGATTAATGGAAAGCACACATGGAAAGATTATGGTCTTGTGATCGGCAATACGGATATCGTAAGTGAGCCATCCCCGAAAACTAATTATATTGAAGTGCCTGGAAGCAGTATCAGAATTGACCTTACGGAAACGCTGACCGGACAGGTGGAATATGAGTCCAGACAGCTTAAGTTTTCTTTAGGGAAAATGGAAAGGGAAGATTTGTGGCCGGTGTTTTACCGGACATTTCTGAAGGCATATCAGGGCAAAGAAGTACGGGTTGTTCTGGATCAGGAGCCGGATGTGTATTATCACGGACGTGCAGAAGTTTCGGGGTTTTCCAGAAATGGAAGGCTCGGTACATTTACCCTGACGATAGATGCGGATGCGTATAAATACGAAATTAATGTGTCAAGCGAGGATTGGCTGTGGGACGTATTGAATTTTGAAACAGGGATCATCCGTGATTACCGTGGGATCAATGTCTCTGGAAGCAGCAGTAAACTTCTGGAAGGAAGCGGTATTCCAGTTGTTCCTGCATTTCTTGTCAGCAACCTTGATGAAAGCGTTTCGAACTATATTACTTTTAATGGGACGAGGTACACTCTGCAGGAAGGCCGGAATCGCTTTGCAGATCTAATCATTTCGGCAGGAGGTGGAAGACTCTATTTTTACGGAAAGTATACAGTAAATATTGAGTTCCGGGGAGGGAGTCTGTAAATGTATAAAGTATTTTGTGACGATCAGCTTTTGTATCTTCCGGGAGATCAGGAACTGGTCATTTTTAATACCAAGCTGGAACTGGCAGATAACAAATCCGGTTCATTTGAGTTTGATATCCCGGCAGTAAACCCGATATATGACAGGATGAAAAAGCTGACTTCCGTCATCCGGGTGGAAAAAGATGGGGACAGTATTTTCTACGGACGCATCCTTAGTATGGAGAAGAACTTTTATAATACCCGGACAGTGGTGTGTGAAGGGGAGCTTGCATATCTTCTGGATTCGATACAGGAACCGAAGGCATACCACAGCTATACTGTGCGTAGTTTCTTGAACGCATTGCTTGCTGTCCATAATATGCAGACAACAATGGGAAAACGGCTTGCTGTCACATTTAACTCCAAATGTGCAGGAGAAAGCGGTTCTTTTGATAACCTTTCCCTCTTCTTTAAGTCTGGAAGTACGGTATATGCCGTTTTTACAAAGAAAAGGGCTAATGATGTGGCAGGGAAAACATTTATTGTACCTGCAGGAGATTTTTATGTGTACTGGCATACGGATGCATCGGTTAATAACTATTATGGATTTTCCATAGACAGTGTGGAGTTTACAAGCGAAATTTCAGGTACGGCAACGGTATCATCACTTCCATCTTATACGGCAGTGGAAACGAAGAAAGTTTCTGATATGCAGAGTGCCCATAATCCATATGCTAACAGTTCCAATCTTCTGTGGCATTACACCCATACATTCGACAGGAAAGACCTGTATCCGAAGATGTTTGTTACTGGGATGGTGACGGTGGAAGATAGCAATGACAGCATCTACCGCTACACAAACTGGGAAAATACGCTGGATGATATTCAGGATAAGCTGGTAGACAGACTTGGAGGGCATTTACGGATCCGGCATTCCGGCACGACCCGTTACCTGGATTATATCGCAGATTATGATAATACCAATACACAGGTCATTGAGTTTGGCAGCAATTTGCTTGATTATACGGAAAATGCGGATGCATCTGAGATTGCAACCAGGGTGATCCCGCTTGGGAAAAGGTTAGAGGAAAGTTCGATTGAAGGACTGGAAGAGTATACCACGATTAAAAGTGTGAATAATAGTGTCCCGTATATAGAATCCACGGATGCCGTAAAAGTGTACGGTGTGGTGACAAGGACTGTGAGTTTTGAGGATGTCGGAGAGCCGGCCAATTTGAAGAAGAAAGCAGAGAAATATCTGTCAGATATTCAGTTTGAGAACCTGTCTTTGACCTGCAATGCCGTGGACCTGAACATGGTGGATGTGGATATCGAACGGATCAAACTGGGGGATTCCATCCGGGTCGTGTCAAAACCACACGGAATGGACCGGTATTTTCCGGTTACTGCACTTACCATTGACCTGCAGAATCCACAGAATAATACGGTAACGCTTGGAACAAGTGTAAAGGCAGGAATTTCAGAACGTACAACAAATCAGAACGACTCGCTTGTACAGAAGATCCAGTCACTGCCGCCACAGTCTGATACCCTGCGGATGGCGATAGAAAATGCAACAGCCCTGATCACGGCAGCAACCACGGGGCATGTGGTGACAAGACCGGAAGAGATCCTGATCATGGATACTGCAGATAAGGATACCGCAAAAAAGGTGTGGCGATGGAATTTAAATGGTCTGGGATATTCCAGTACGGGATATAACGGGACGTTTGGAACAGCCATTACGATGGATGGAAAGATCGTAGGGAAATATATTGCTGCCAGAAGCATTTATGCAGATTCCTTTATTGCAGGAGAACTACAGACTGCGTGGAATGGAATCACGGATTATATCCAGCTAAAGAACGGGGAACTGCAGGTATTTAATACTTCTGATCAGCTGGTGTCAAAGTTCAATTATAATGGGGAGCATTTTTACAGGGACGGCACTTATGTAGGTAAGATTGGAACTAACAAGTGGTCAAGCAATGCAGCACACAAAGGGCTGGTGTTTGATCTGGAATATACCGGAAAGTATATGGCATGGTGTTATCAGAAAACAAGCGGAGCTTCATCCTATACCACGATGCTGTGTTTTTCACAGGGAAACAGTATCTATACGGAACAGGGGCTGCATCTGGGCTGTGATTTTTATGGGGAGTGGAATACGCTCTACAACATTAAACTTTCGGGTGTTTCTTCTGGCGGATACAGTGCATTTACTGGAACGATCCCAATCATCATGAATATTACGGATAAAGGAAATGGGGCAATCAGCTGGACTTACAGTAAGCTTCAGGTAAAAAACGGCATCATAGTCGGATACTGGAATTAAGGAGGTATAAAGTGGAAAAAGAAATCGAACTGGAACTTCCCCGTGGGGAAAAGCCAAAGGAAGGAAAAACAGAAATGGCAGAAAAAACAGTGGAACTGATGTCTGGTTCACCGCTTGAAATGAAGCTGGAAGAAGTTTTAGGTAAGGTTACTGCTATGGAATCAGCTATGACAAAAATGACAGCATTGTTTGAGGGAGGTGCATTTAGTGGAAAAGCAGGAAAAGAATAAAACAGAACAGAATCCCATGCCTCTTGGCATGATTCTGGATCATGCAAGGGAGGACATGACAAAATCAGTGGTTGCACTGCAGCAGAAATACGGGCTTCCGGCAAGTCTTCTTGATGTGATCCTGACAGGCGTGCTGTCAGAAGTACGGGAAATGAAGTGTATGGAGTACAGGCAGCTGAAGGAGGGAGAAAAAGATGGCAAATGTCACAACGTATCTGAATAAGATCCTGTCTGCGGTATATGGAAAAGATGTCAGGCAGAGTATTTATGATTCCATCAATGCAATCAATACACAGGTGGAAGGGTATGTATCTGCTGAGAAAAGCCGTGTGACAGCGGAAGCTAATAGAAATAGTGCTGAAAAAATCAGGGTATCAAACGAGAACGATAGGGAAGCCGCTGAAGAGGAACGTTTAACAAATGAAGCAGAAAGGCTGGAGATATATGATGATCTGTGCTCTCAGGTAGCTGATATGCTGGATGAATTGAAGAATGTGGCAGAGGGGAAAATTACATTTTCTGCGATTTATCCTGTGGGAAGCATTTATATGTCCGTGAATAATACCAGTCCGGCATCCTTGTTTGGCGGCACATGGCAGTCATGGGGAAGCGGACGTGTTCCGATTGGCGTAAACACATCGGATTCAGAATTCTCTACAGTGGAAAAAACAGGTGGAAGTAAGTATCTGCAGAGTCATACCCATACTTTTACCGGAACAGCGGTCACGGTGACAGGTGGGTCACATTCCCATACGCTTCCATATCCTGTTCCTTCAGAACCGGGTTATGATTACGAAGGAGAATCTTATAATGCTCCTTTTGGTACTTATAGTCCGCAGAGTGAACTGATAGAGGAGACAGATTCAGAAACCCACAGTCATACTTTTACGGCAAAAGGTACACTTAGTTCAACCGGAACAGGAAACGGTCAGAACCTCCCGCCTTATATCACCTGTTATATGTGGAAGCGTATTGCATAATTTTAGTAACTGGTATCTCTTCGGAGGTGCTTTTTTTATACCCAAAAATCAAAGGAGGAACTCATTATGAAGGAATTTTGGAACACGGTACAGTTTGTTTTTACAGCAGTAGGAGGATGGCTTGGATATTTCCTTGGCGGATGCGATGGCCTGATCTATGCACTGCTTGCATTCGTTGTGATCGATTATCTCACGGGAGTGATGTGTGCGGTCAGCGATAGGAAGTTATCCAGTGCAGTAGGCTTCCGTGGAATCTGCAGAAAGGTCCTGATCTTTCTGCTTGTCGGAATTGCAAACATCCTGGATGTGCAGGTGATCGGTACGGGCAGTGTGTTACGGACAGCGGTGGTCTTCTTCTATCTTTCCAATGAAGGCGTGAGCCTGTTGGAAAATGCATCGCATCTGGGACTTCCTGTGCCGGAAAAGATCAAGGAGGTTTTGGAGCAGCTCCATGACCGTTCAGAGAAAGGAGAATAACCGCTATGAACAAGAAAGAATTTATCACAGCGGTTGCAGGATATGTGGACAAGTATGCTTCAGCGTATGGCATTCTTGTCCATTCTTCTGTTATTGCACAGGCAATTTTGGAATCCGGCTGGGGGAAAAGCACCCTGGCTGCGAAATATCATAATTATTTTGGATTGAAATGCGGAACAAAGTGGAATGGTGGTTCAGTCAATCTTTCAACTAAAGAAGAATACACACCCGGAACACTGACGTCAATCCGTGACAACTTCCGTACCTATTCTTCGATGGAAGAAGGAGTAATGGGATATTTCGAATTTATCCAGCTTTCCAGATATCAGAACCTGAAAGGCATTACGGATCCAAGGAAGTACCTGGAAACTATCAGGGAAGACGGTTTTGCGACCAGTTCTGATTATGTGAAGAACTGTATGGCTCTGGTAGAGCAGTATGAGCTGAGAAAATATGACAATGCAAAGGAGCGAGAGACTATGGCAAAAACAGCAGCAACATTGATTGCACAGGCAAAGGCATGGGTCGGATGCCGTGAGGCAGACGGATCCCATAAAAAGATCATTGATACTTATAATGTACACAGACCATTGGCAAGAAATTATTCGGTAAAATATACCGATGCGTGGTGTGCCACGTTTGTATCAGCATGCGCCATTAAGACAGGCATGACGGATATTATCCCGACAGAGTGCGGATGCGGTCAGATGATCGCCCTGTTCCAGAAGCTGGGGGAATGGGACGAAAATGATGCAAGAGTTCCAAGACCGGGGGATATTGTTTTTTATGACTGGGATGATTCCGGTAAAGGTGATAACACCGGATGGCCGGATCATGTCGGAATTGTAGAAAAGGTATCCGGAAGTACGATTACGGTAATCGAAGGAAATAAAGGAAATGCAGTAGGGCGGAGAACCCTGCAGGTAAATGGAAAATATATCCGTGGATATGGAGTACCGAAATACAACAGTGGATCTTCACAGAATACTTCTTCTGGGAATGCTGGTGGGAGCAGCAGTTCTGGTGGTATCAATAAAACACCGAAATGGGTAGGGAAGGTTACGGCTTCATCCTTAAATGTCCGCAAATGGGCAGGAAAGGAATATGGCCGGATCAAATCTTATCCATATCTGTACAGAGGGAATCTGGTAGATGTCTGTGATACCGTAAAGGCGTCAGACGGAAAAGCGTGGTATTATATCCGCATTGCAGGAAAATACTATGGATTTGTTTCTTCAGATTATATCGTGAAGGCATAGGAATATGGCTGATGGTCAGTAATGGCTGTCAGCCGTATTTTTTTCAGTTTATGCCAAGGAAAGAAAGGTGAAAGGGTATCCAAGAAAACACTTGCTATTATTGGCTTTCAGAGTGATATATAGACTACCAAAACGGAAGGAGGTATGGCTTGTGGAAATTCAGATCAGGGAAGGCAGCAGGGAGCAGAAAAGAAAATTAAAAGTCTGTGCATACTGTCGTGTATCGACAGATGCGGATGAACAGGAAAATTCGCTGGAAAATCAGGTCAGGCATTATGAGACGGTCATAAAAGCCAATCTGAATTATGAATATGCCGGAGTTTACAGTGATTTTGCCATATCGGGATTTAAAGAAAAGAGACCCGGTCTGCAGAAGATGCTTGCCGATGCAGAAAAAGGTAAGATAGACCTTATATTAACAAAATCAGTATCACGTTTTGCAAGAAACACCTCAATCGTTCTGGAAGCTACACGAAAGCTGAAAGAACTGAATGTAGGTGTTTTTTTTGAACTTCAGAATATCAATACGCTGTCAGGGGAAGGGGAGCTGATGCTTACGATCCTTGCAGCATTCGCACAGGCAGAAAGTGAAAGCGGAAGTGCTGGTGCAAAGATGGTTTACCAGCGAAAGTACGAGGCAGGAATTCCCGTACAGTACCTTGAGCGGTCTTTCGGTTATACAAAAGACGAGAGAGGAGTATTTGTTGCTGATGAAGCAGAGGCTGTATGGGTAAGAAAAATCTATAAGATGGCAGCAGAGGGATATACTCCTGCATCGATCAAACGATACCTAAATGAAAACGGAGTAAAAACGGTAGGCGGTGTACAGTGGGTAGACAGCACCGTGTTTCGTCTTCTTGAAAATGAAATTTACAAAGGCGATTACATCATGCATAAGCATTTCGTGAATGAAGAGAGAAAACTGGTCAGGAACAGGGGAGAAGTGGATGCATGGTACATCGAGGATGACCATGAAGCTATAGTTTCCCCTGAACTCTGGCAGAAAGCACAGGATGCATTGGTTGCAAAGCGGGATTATCTTGCGGAAGGCTCAGTGATCGAGGAGTTCACGGAAGAAAATTATCCTTATATGAATAAAATCTATTGTGCGAAATGCGGATATCCACTTTATAAACGCATTTACAGTAAGGGTAACAGGCTCAACTGGGGATGCAGCGGGACGAAGCGGTATGGAAAGAGTTTCTGTGATGGCATCAATATCCCAGATGGTGTGCTTCGGAGTGCATGGCATTTTGAAGAAAATACTTATATCGATGAGAAAGCATCAGATAAGGGCGTGAAGGAATTTACTTACTTAAAAGAACGCTCATGGAAGAGACGGCATAAGAAGAAACAGCCGTCAGCAATTCCTGAAAATACGGAAACAGAGTATCCATACAGAGAGAAGATCTTCTGTGCGTTATGCGGAAGCAGACTTGTAAGGTATGTGAATCCCCAGAACTATAAAGTTACCTGGGTATGTAACCGAAGAAAACGGAAGGGAAAAGAAGCCTGTGATGGGACAAGGGTTCCTGACACCGTTATAAAGGGATGGGGAGAAATCAAGAAAGATATTTATATTCAGAGAAAGGACGATAAGAATGGCAAGAAGCGTTACAGTTATACCAGCAAGAAACCGTCAGGTATCAGGGTATAGGGCAGCACCGCAGAAGAAGATAAGAGTTGCAGCCTACTGCCGTGTATCAACGGATCAGGAAGACCAGCTTCACAGTTTTGAAGCCCAGGTCGATTATTATACGAAGTACATCAATGACCATGAAAATTATGAAATGGCCGGCATCTATGCGGATGAGGGTATTTCGGGAACCAATACGAAGAAGAGGGAGCAGTTCAAACGTATGATTGCGGATTGTGGGAAGGGAAAGATCGATCTTGTCATAACAAAATCCATCAGCCGTTTTGCCAGAAATACGCAGGATTGTCTGATGTATTCCAGAAAGCTGAAGAACCTCGGAATCGGCATTATTTTCGAGAAGGAAAATATCAATACACTGGATTCTACGGGTGAGCTTTTATTTACGATCTTAAGCTCCCTTGCACAGGATGAATCGAGAAACATTTCAGAGAACTGCAAATGGGGAATCCGGACAAAGTTCAAGAACGGTGAGATGCATCTCAATACATTCAAATTCTTGGGATATGATAAGGATGAGAATGGAAAGCTCATCATCAACAGAGAACAGGCAAAGACGGTAAGACGCATTTACAGGGATTTCCTCTGGGGGCTGAATCCTGCACAGATTGCGAAAGAACTGGAAGAGGAGCAGGTGCCGGGATGTCTCGGACAGACTAAGTGGTATGCGAGCACGGTGATCGGAATCCTGAAACAAGAAAAGCACATGGGTGATGCGTTACTGCAGAAAACTTATACGGCTGATTTCCTTACCAAGCGTCAGGTAAAGAATAACGGGGAAGTCGCACAGGTCTATGTAAAGGACAGCCATAAGGGAATCATTGATAAGGAAACATGGAATGCGGTTCAGGAAGAATTTGAACGCAGGGAGAAATTCATGCAGAAGCATGGGACAGACCGCTACAGTTACGGTTCAGAATGTTATCCCTTCTGCGAAAAGATCTTCTGTGGGGAATGTGGAAGCCTTTTTACAAGACATTCATGGAAATCAAGGGGGATCATACAATGGCAGTGCAAGAATCACCGTAAGGATGGAAAAGTTGCATGCACCAATGCTTATGTAGATAATGCAGATTTGGAAAAGGGATTTGTAAAGGCATTCAACCGATTGGTCGGTGAACGGGAAAAGCA